CTCCAAGATACGAAGAATCGTCAAAATAGTATTGAGACTGATAACTTGGCACTCCAGGCATGGTGGGAAGAAAGACAGAAGCGAGTAATTTCTGAAGCGCAGAATGCTTATGAATGGGCTATTGCCCATGGCATCGCTAAGGAGCAAGCAAGAGCAGTACTGCCAGAAGGACTGACTGTCTCTCGTCTTTATATGAATGGTACATTGCGTAGCTGGATTCACTTTATTGAATTGCGCTCTGCAAATGGTACACAAAAGGAACATCAAGAAGTCGCACGTGAGTGTGCAAAGATTATTGCCGAAGTATTTCCTTTGGCAAAAGAATTAACAAAATAATAACATCGGGGCAAGTATGAACGACATTGTGCATGGCATAAAGGTAGACTATAATAAAGATAAACTGTTTGATGAATTAGGTAAGTTGAGATTAAAAGAAAGTTACATGAAGGATGATGAGGTTAGTCCTCAAGAAAGATTTGCTTATGTATCAAGTGTTTTCGGGAGCAATCCAGACCATGCTCAGCGTTTGTATAATTACGCCAGCAATCATTGGCTCAGTTATTCTACTCCAATCCTTTCTTTTGGTCGTTCTCGTCGTGGGTTACCCATTTCATGCTTTCTTAACTTCATTGAAGATACAGCAGAGGGACTAGTTGATAACCTATCTGAAACTAATTGGCTTTCTATGCTTGGTGGTGGCGTTGGAATTGGTTTTGGTATCCGTTCAGCTGATGACAAGTCCACTGGGGTCATGCCCCACCTCAAGATGTACGATGCCTCGTCTCTTGCATATCGTCAGGGTCGCACTCGTCGTGGAAGCTACGCTGCTTATCTTGACATCTCTCATCCTGATATTATAAACTTTTTAGAGATGCGTAAGCCAACAGGCGACCAGAACATGCGTTGCCTGAACATGCACCATGGTGTTAACATCCCAGATTCATTCATGGAAATCATTGAGCAATCCATGCTCGATCCAAACTTTGATGACTCTTGGAATCTAGTTGACCCAGCATCTAAGGAAGTTCGTGAAACTGTATCAGCCAAAGAACTATGGCAACGCATTCTTGAAATGCGTATGATGACTGGTGAACCATACCTACACTTTATCGACACCAGCAACAAACATCTACCACAATGGTTGAAAGATAAAGGATTACGCATCAATCAATCCAATCTCTGTTCTGAAATTATTCTACCGACAGATGAGAAGCGCACTGCTGTATGTTGTTTGTCTTCGCTAAATTTGGAGTACTATGATGACTGGAAAGATGATGCCTTATTCCTCAGCGATGTTGCTGAAATGCTTGATAACGTGCTGGAGTATTTTATCACTAACGCACCTGATACCATTTCCAGGGCTGTATACTCTGCTACTCGTGAGCGTAGTATTGGCATTGGTGCCCTAGGATGGCATGCGTATCTACAACGAAACAATATCCCATGGGAGTCACCACTGGCAGTTGGAAGAAACAAAACCATCTTTAAAACAGTAAGAGAGAAATTAGATGAGGCGAATAAGAGACTTGGAATGGAAAGAGGTGAGGCTCCTGATGCTGAAGGCACTGGTAATCGTTTCAGCCATCTCATGGCAATTGCTCCCAATGCTTCTTCTTCCATTCTTATGGGCAATACCTCTCCTAGTATTGAACCTTATAGGGCTAATGCTTATAGGCAGGACACTCTATCGGGTTCTCACTTAAACAAGAATCGTTATCTTGATAAAGTTATTATGGCATACCTAGCACCTTCAGGTGCACCATTGACACCGAAGGGCGAAGATGAATACCAAGAAATATGGCGTTCGATTATTGCGAATGATGGTAGCGTTCAGCACCTCGATTGGATGGACGAATGGTCAAAAGATGTTTTCAAAACGTCTATGGAAATTGACCAGCGTTGGGTCGTTCAGCATGCGTCCGACAGACAAGAATATATTGACCAAGCACAATCGCTGAATGTATTTTTCCGACCAGACAGCCACATCAAGTATATCCACGCAGTCCACTTCCAAGCATGGAAGCAGGGACTAAAGACTATGTATTATTGCCGTTCTGATAAGATCGCAAAGGCAGACAAAGTTGCCAAAAAGATCGAACGAGAAGTGATTAAAGAGATTGATCTACATGCACTAACAGAAGGTAATGATTGTTTAGCATGTGAAGGATAATAATGTTAGAAGGGATAAATCAGTGGGACTCTTTCTTCACTAAAGAAGAATATGATAATGTTGACAAAGAACTATTGAACTATCAATGGGTTTTTGGTGCGAGTCCCAACAGCAATTTAATTGAAGGAAACAAAGTTAGACAATTCTGGTATAAAGACTTAATGAAGTCTGACTATATTGAAGAGTTGTTTAAATTTAGAGTAGAAGATTTTCTTAATACAAAAATTGAGACAATGCGTCTCTACGCCAATGGACAATCACATGGAATGGCAGGACATATCCATGAAGATGTTCCAGCCGATGAACCTGGAATTTGTGGTACAGTAGTATACTTCTTTCAGGCTGATTGGAAACCAGAGTATGGTGGGCACTTAATTATTTTATCACCACAAGATCCAAACAGAGTGATGTTATCAGTATTTCCGAGATCAAACTCTGCAGTTATGTTTAACTCAAAGTTATCTCACATGGCGTTTGATCCATCTGTTTATTGTACCAATCAACGAATTAGCATAGCATATAAATTTAGGGTAAAAGAATGATAGCAAAATCAAAACAAAAACTTACGGATGAGCGCACATATTTCAAACCATTCAACTATCCATGGGCATATGAAGCATGGTTGAAACACGAGCAGTCACACTGGCTTCACACAGAAGTGCCGATGGCTGAGGATGTCAAAGATTGGAAAAAGAAACTAACAAATGAAGAAAAACGATTTCTCACGAATATCTTCCGCTTTTTTACGCAAGGTGATATTGATGTTGCTGGTGGTTATGTCAATAATTATCTACCTTATTTTCCTCAGCCAGAAATAAGAATGATGTTGATGGGCTTTGCTGCACGTGAAGCACTCCACATTGCTGCATACTCTCATTTGATTGAGACTGTCGGTATGCCTGAGGCTACTTACAATGAGTTTCTTGAGTATCAAGAGATGAAAGACAAGCATGACTATGTCACAGAACTTTCCAGCACCAATGGAACACTCGCTTCAACTGCAACCCACATCGCCGTGTTCAGTGCTTTCACTGAAGGGATGCAGTTGTTCTCATCATTCATCATGTTGTTGAACTTCCCACGCCATGGAATTATGAAAGGTATGGGACAGATCGTTACTTGGTCTATTGTCGATGAAACTCAGCATGCTGAGAATATGATTCGTCTATTCAAAGAGTTTATCAAAGAGAATCCAGAGATCTGGAATGATGAACTAAAGAGTAAGATATATACAATCGCTGAACGCATGGTTGAACTTGAAGATAAATTTATTGACCTGTGTTATGCAAATGGGGACATGCGTGACCTATCAGCAGCTGATGTTAAGCAATACATTCGTTACATTGCTGACAGAAGACTGATCAGTTTAGGTATGAAGGGTATTTACAAAGTTAAGAAGAATCCACTACCATGGGTTGAAGAGATGATCAATGCACCAGTGCATGGTAACTTCTTCGAGAACCGAGTAACTGACTATGCTAAAGGTGCATTGTCTGGTTCATGGAACGACGTTTGGGGGAAAGCAGCATGAAGAAACTTATAGTTAGTTTAATGTTATTGTTTAGTGCTAGTGCCTTTGCTCAACATCATCACCATCATGGTGGATATCGTGGTGGATATTGGGTTGGTCCAGCAATTATTGGTGGGATTATCGGTTATGAACTTGGTCGTCCTCGTTATGTGTATGAAGCACCACCAGTTGTTGTTCAGCAACCAGTGATTATTCAACAACCACAAGTTGTTTATCAACAACAAGTTTGTAGTCCATGGACGCAGGTTGTGAACCAAGATGGGACTGTAACCTATACTAGGACTTGTAATCAATGAGGAAAGAAATCTGTACATTACCTAATCTTGGTTACCTACATACTGAAGTACCAGAATCTTTATTTAAGAGATTGTTGGAAGAAGCAGAAAACGCAGAGAAATATAATGATCAAGTTTTGTGTAGCTTAACAGAAGGTCAAAAACATGTTCCAGTTCATTATGATATCAGAAAAGAACTCGAAGAAGATTTAAATAACTTTGTTCTTTCTTGTGCTTATGATTTCTGTAAGATATATGATTATCCATGGACACACCCTTTGGGTAGAACAGAACTAAAACTAATCAATTTAAAAAATTGGATAAACAAACAAAAACAAGGCGAGTATATACGAACCCACAACCATGATGGAATCATCTCTTATACTATATGGGTTAAGATTCCAAAAGTTGAAGAAAAAGATCAAGCATCATTCTGGTTTAACTATAATGGTATTGTTGGCAATATGATGCACTATGAAATAAAATTAAATCAGGAATTTGTTGGAAATATGTTAGTGTTCCCTTCGTCGTTGGAACATACAGTGTATCCATTTTACAATTCCCCTGAATACAGAATTTCTATTTCGGGTAATGTTGGGTACGATACGAGCGGAAAGTAACGATATGGTAATAAAACAATTTCAATGCCAGTCTTGTGAGGCAGAGGGTAAAATATCAGTAAAGGGTGATGACTTCAAATACGAAGACATCGTTTATTGTCCATTGTGCTCAGCTGACATATATGAAGAGGAAGAGTACGAAGACGAAGAATAAGGAGAATCCAATGCTAACTAGACAGAAACTAGAACATCATATCTCTCATCTTAGAGAGCAGCATGAAGATCTTGAATCTAGATTAAAGAAAGGTGCGCCAGAGTATATCGAAAGGGTTCTTAAAAAAGAAAAACTTCAAATCAAAGACGAGATCAGAAAGTTTGAAGAAAAGTTGGCTTCGTTGAGTTAGAATAAATAGTCCACTATGTGGACTTTTAATAATATTATCGTTGAAGAGTTGCCTGAAGACTGTGTTGGCTTTGTTTATTTAATTACGAACAAAGCCAACAGTCGTATGTATATCGGCAAAAAGTTAGCTAAATTCTCAAAGACTTCTTACAAAGTAGTTAAGTTAAAAAACGGAACTAAAAAGAGGAAGAAAATCAAGTCTAAAGTAGACTCTGATTGGATGGATTACTATGGTTCAAGTGACGAACTAAATAAAGATGTAGAGAACTTTGGTAAGGATAACTTTACCAGAGAGATTCTTTTTTTCTGTAAATCAAAAGCCGAATGTTCATACGTGGAAGCACGAGAGCAGTTCGCTAGGAGAGTATTGGAATCCGATGATTACTACAATGGACAGATTTCTGTTCGTGTTCACGGATCTCATATAAAAAACAAGTTATGACATATCTACTATTCGCAGTAGCACTATCACTTTCAGCTGTTGCAGCATGGTACGCCATCGCTGGTCTTTGCGCAATCTTTGCTGCAGCAGTGATACCAATTGCCATTATGGGTTCTTTGCTAGAAGCATCGAAACTCGTAGTTGCATCATGGCTTTATAGGAATTGGAAAGAAATTCCAAAACTTATGAAGACATACTTCACAGTGTCATTAGTAATTCTAATGATGCTTACATCTATGGGTATCTTTGGTTTCTTGTCCAAGGCACACTTGGATCAAGCAGTACCATCAGGTGATGTGCAATCTAAGTTAGCGTTATTAGACGAGAAAATTAAAACCGAAAAGGAGAATATCGATGCAAGCCGTAAAGAACTTAATCAACTTGATCTTCAGGTCAACGAAACCATCAGTAGAAGTGCCATCAACACCACCAACCCCAACACCAGTGGTGGAGCCAGTGCAGGCACCAGTGGAGTCGAAAGAAGTATTGCCATCCGCAGAGCCCAGCAAAAAGACAGAGAGCGCATCCTCAAAGAAATCGGTGCAGCGCAAGCCAAAATCGCCAGCTACAACGAAGAACGTGCGCCAATCGCCAGCGAAGTCCGCAAAGTTGAAGCAGAAGTCGGTCCAATAAAATACATCGCAGCAGTATTGTATGGTGACAATCCAGATGCTAATGTTTTAGAGAAAGCAGTCCGTATTGTCACAATGATGATTGTTGTGGTGTTTGACCCACTTGCTGTTCTAATGTTGATTGCTGCTAACTGGAATGTCATCCATAGTAAGAAAAGAGACTTAATTGATGCTGGTGAACTTCCAGAAGAGAAGCACCCTTCTATTAATGACTTTGTTCCACAACCGCAAGAATTTATTCCTGAACCTCAACAGCATTCTATTAACTTAGAAGATAATACTGAGGTTGTTTCTGATGCTATTGTATCAACTGATCTATATGATCGAAGAAAACCATATGAAGAATCTTCTGAAGAAGATCTTGCTGTAACAGAACAGGCTCATACGAAAGATTGGGAGCCAGAGTTATTTAATATTCTTCCGAATACATACGTAACTCCTAAAGCAAATAACTTTATGACAAACATAAGGGAATTTCTGAAACCGAACAGAGATACTGCTCCAGGAGTTTCAACTAAGACTATTGAGTATGACTCTGCGGGAAGAAGGATTACTCCTACGACTGAAGAAGAACGAGCTAAAAGCATAGAAAAAGAAGTTGATGAACTGCAAACCAAAAACCCTAAATAGAATGGATAGGTAATAAAAGGATTAAAAATGGCAGAAGAAGCAAAACCATTATCACGTTCTGAGCGTGAAGCAAAAATCAAAGATAAAGCTGGTCTAGTTATCTGTGTACTAGCAGCACTATTGGCAATCAATACATTAGTTGGTGGATCTAATTCTAGCAAGATCCTTAACAATACAATCGAAGCCAACAATACATGGGCATTTTATCAAGCCAAGTCTATTAAACAGACATTGGCTGAACAGTCTTTAGATGATGCAAAATTCCGTAATGATACTAAGAAGTCAGAGTTCTTACAGAAGAAAATTGATCGATATGAATCTGATCCAGCTACAGGTGAGGGTAAAAAAGAGTTGATGGCTAAAGCACGTAAGCTGGAAGAAGATCGTGCAGTAGCAAAATCACGTAGTCCGTTCTTTACATACGCTGGCAGTTTGTTACAAATTGCTATCGTCTTACTAACTGCTTCTATTTTAGCAGTGAACAACAGAATGTATAATGCTAGTATTGGTGTTGGACTACTTGGGGCATTGTTAATGTCTCAAGCACTTTGGTTATGGATCCCTATAACGCTATAATTTAAGGTAATCAAAATGAACAAGAAGATCGCTCTTGCAGCGGTGCTTTTTGTTATGACTACATCAACATGGGCAACAGACCCAATCGTAACTGATTCGACAAGTAGAAGTACTTCTGATACTACTTCAACAAGCACCACAACAGTAAAGTCGCCACCACCAACTGCAGTGGCACCAGCAATCACAGTCATCAACTCTGATGTTTGTGCAGTTGCTGCATCAGGTGCAGTTCAAACCCAAATTCTCGGTATCTCCATGGGTGGTACTATGACAGATAAAAACTGCGAACGACTAAAACTCGCTCGTGGTGTTTATGATATGGGTATGAAAGTAGCAGCAGTTGCTATCATGTGCCAAGACGAACGTGTATTCTCCGCAATGATGAATGCAGGCACACCATGTCCAGTAGATGGTAAGATTGGCGAACAAGCCAAAGAGATTTGGGCAGCAAACCCAGAGAGAGTACCCCAGAAAGTTAAAAGCAAGGACTAACCTATGAAGGTAGTCAAAGTTCTTGCTGCTGTTTTGATGGCAGGATTTATGTCCAGCCACGTCACAGCACAAGTAAATACTACTGGGGTTATGACCTCACCAAATTTGGTGTACATGACCACTAACCCATGGCAGGGTCCAGCTGGTAGTAATCCTGGATCTTGGGCTAATACATTTATCACAACTACTACAAATGGTGGTGGTACATCTGGTGGCAATCAACCTGCATATAATACCACAACTGGCACTTTTATGTTTGGTTACACCCAACAACAAATTGCCTATACATATGCACTAAGCACTGCTCTTAAGAACAGTGGTATGACTTGGACTGGTTATAATTACTCTTGGGATTATATCAACCAAGATTTCACTAAAGGAACATTGGCAGCTAATGTTTCCTTTAATGCAGCAAACGGATCATCTGTTTACTCTAAATCTTGGACACTTGGACCAACTACTAGTAGTTGGACAACAATGTCTGGTACTGAAACATTTACTGATCCAGGTCTTGCAGCAGCAAACCTTGCTAATTTCCAGTTAAGTTTTACTGGTAAAGACAGTCGTTTCTGGGCAGGTTATTATGGACCACAGGTTAGAAACCCATCTCTTTCTGTAAACTATACAGTTGATCCATGTCTATCCAATCCTCTCTATTCTACAACATGCGCTGGCTATAATGATATTCTTACTAGCCAGAATATAACTGCACAAAGTTATGCCATCAACCAAGCATTGAACCTTTCTGGTTCTGGTGTTAAGATCAATGGTTTAGAATATGGTTATAATTACTCTGTTGGTGGAGACTACTGTCATTTCGCTTTGATAATTTGTCTTGACTGGAGACCATCTTCTATGGATGTTAATGTCAATGTAACATCTAATACTGGATCAACCATTTATTCTGCAACTCACAGTCATGGTCCAAATACTAGCGGAACTCCAAGTTACAGCTATGTATTCCCAACTCAGAGAGCACTATCGTCAATGGGTGATTTCTCGCTAACAACTAATGAGATTGGAACTACAGCATTGTATAGCAGCTGGAGCAGATGGCAGTATACACCTGACCCATGTGTTGTAAATCCTCTTTCATCCACAACATGCGATGGCTACGCAGCTGCATACAAAACACAACAGTGCACTGCTAACCCATTGTATGCAGCTGACTGTCCAGGTTACGCAGAAGCATTCAAAACTCAACAATGTGCTGCTAACCCATTATACGATCCTACTTGCGCAGGATATGCTGCTGCTTATTTGACATATCAATGTTCTCTAAATCCATTATACAGTACAACTTGCTCTGGATATGAACAAGCATATTTCGATCAACAGTGCTCACTTGACGCCACATACAATACAAGATGTCCAGGTTACGCAGCTGCATATAAAACTAAGCAGTGTACTGCTAATCCTCTCTATGCAACAGATTGTGTAGGATATGAAACTGCATACTTCAACGCACAGTGTATTAAGGATTCTTTATACTCTACAAAGTGCGAAGGATATGCAACTGCTTATGCTATTAAGTATCTAACACCAATATCGTCAGATTCAACATTAGCGAGTGCAGTTAATGGTTCTCTATCAGATACAGCTGCAGTAAAGGCAAACGATCCAGCCAATACAAAGGTCGCAGTCAATACTGTTACTACAACAATTAGTACTGATGGTACAGTTTCTACTGGTGTATCTAAGACAGGCGACACCAACGTAGATAAGGCAATTACTGCGCCAACATCAACAACAAACTCTGCTGCTGCACCATCAGCACCTGTTCAATTGGCACCACCGCCACCAGCACCACAACAAGCACAAGATAGAAGACAAGAACAAAGAGCAGAAAAGAAAGAAGATGGTCCACAGGGTGATCGTCCAGCAAGAAAAGAAGATGGTCCAGGTTCAGCAGGTGGTCAACAGATGGCACAGCAACCACAGGGTGGAGAAAGACCTGCTGGTCCAACTGTCCGTGATGCACTTAATGAACGCAGACAGGCAGCTGCAAGAGCAGAGGCTGTAGAAAAGGGTAAGAACCTTGCTGGTGAAATGGGTAAGGTTGCTGATATGGAACAGCAAAAACAAATTCAGAATGTAGTTATC